CCATTTCCTCCACGCTTGATTGAATCTTGGCCATGGCCACTTCATTACGTTGCATTAAAGTCACGGTGTCTTTAATCTTATCTAGAAGAACCTGCTCGGTATTTTCTAATTCACTTAACTTGTCCATGGCTTCTTCTAATTCATTGATATGCCCCTTGTAATGGTTTATCTTTACCTCTTTAATGTCGTCATTAATAACTTGGGTGCAAACGGGGCATTCGTCGTTGTCCTCAAAGAATACCTTATGTTTATCACTGGTAAGCTTACTATTAGATAACGACGCTTTTGTCTGGGATATCTTTCTCAGCTTGGCCTCTATTTGAAGCTGGTTAGATGTTTCATCAAGAAGTTCTTCATTATCTGATTTAATACTTTTATGCCTGTCCATATTATCATCGATGTCCCCCTTAATGTTATCTACTTCCTTATCGATATTTGTTATTAATTGCTGCTTGTTAACACTAGCTGTATTAATATATTCTTCTTTCAATTCAATCTTATTATTATTAACATCAAGTTTATACTCTAATGTTTTTAATTCTTCAAATAATGATTTCATCTTAGATTTAAGAATAAGATTCATTAATGAGAATACACGAATATCTAAGATATCTTCTACAATCTCTCTTCTGGTAACCTTAGGCAATTGCATGAATGGTATAAACGTTGATGCTCCTAATATAACCACTTGAGTGAATGATTTAAAATTCATGCCAAGTACTTGCTGCTCTAAATACTTTTGATAATCCCTAACCGAAGCGTCTTGATTTATCATAACACCATCTTGCCATATCTCAAAGATGTTAGGCTTCATACCTCGTATAATTGTAAACTCTCTTTTGGCGATGGTAAATTCAATCTTAACTAAGGTACCTCCATTGTTCACGGAATTAATTAAAGAGGTTTTAGATACATTCCTAAAAGCCTTTCCAAACAATACAAAGGTAAGGGCGTCTAATATGGTTGACTTACCATGCCCATTCTTACCAATAATAAGGGTGCTTGCATGATCGTTTAGATTAATTATGGTAGGCGTATTACCTGTTGATAGTAAATTGCGGTATTCTATTTTCTTAAATATAATCATTCTATATCACTTGCCTCGGCGTATAATGTTTTTAACATGGTACCAAGCTTATCTTTATCAATATCAATACTCATCTCTTCAACGTAATCGTTTAATAAGGTTAAGGTATCAGATACATTCTCAATAGCATTATCATCTACCGCTATGTCATCGAAGTTTTCAATAATCTTAACATCATGGGTGTTTACTTCATTTAATAATTTCTCCACGAAGCGATCGAATTGAAATAGATCTTTCTTATTAACAACAATTAATTTAACAAACTTATTCTTATAAGCTTTTAAATCAAAATCATCTGGATTATCATCATAATATATCTTTTCGAAAATCAAATGAGGATTCTCTATGCGCTCAAGCTCTCTCGTATTGGTATCGAATACGTGAAACCCTTTAGGGCAGTCATGATCGTTCCAGGTAATTTGGTAAGGGCAACCTAAATAAAATACCTGGCCATCGTCGTTCTTTCTATGGTAATGTCCCGAGTATACAATATCAAATTTATTAAACAACTTCCTTGAGTAGCCTGAGGGGCTTACCATAGTGGTATTCATTTCAAAGCCAGACAATTCTAAATGACCCATACAAACCTGGGCTGTAGTTTTGTTGATAATCTCAATTGAGCTATCATGATTCTCTGAGTTAATCCAAGGCATGAATAGCATATCTAAACCATCGAAGTTGACCTCGGTTGCTTCCGGGTAGATACTCATATTATCGTACTTCTCAAATAACAACCTCATGGAATTAACCGAGTTAGTATTCTTGTAGAATATTGTATGATTACCAATAATAGAATGTAGTTTGATACCCTTCCCGTGCAGCTTATCAAACCACATCTGCTTTGAATCCAATAAGGATTTATAATTAACATACTTCCTTGAATCAAATGTATCACCTAAATCAATGACCGTATCAATACCATGCTCTTCCAAGTATGGAAAGAATTGCTCATCATAAAATGATCTGAAGTAATCTGAGAATCTCTGGTCTGAGTTTCTAGCCCCGAAGTGCTGATCTGTTATTAAAGCTATCTTCATTTCACGTAAAAGTCTTCTAGCCCTGTCGGCGCTTTCTTCTCGGGTTTAGGTGAACCCTTCTTGACTTTATACACGGGAGTTTTTGGGACATAATTCTTTTGAAGGTACTCAACCATCTCGGCTGCTTCCCTATCGGTATCACCATCAACACTCATATTAGATATGATGCTATGCTTGACGTGTTGCTGCTTCTTCTCTTTTTGAATTCTACGTACAAATGCAAAGTAGATTATCTGGGTAAAGTAAGCGAATGGGTTATCTGATTTAGCCGGGTTAAAGTTATGGGAGTACATAATAGCGTTTTCAATACCATCGGATATCATCTCATCACGATATGTATAATTAATAAAGTTAGGTTTAAGGGATAACCTGTTAGCTATCTGCAATATACACTCTCCAATATAGTTGTTAAGGGGAGGTCGACCTTCTCCGTTCGCTGTATTTACTTCACATTGATCTTTCCATTCCTTCATCGCCTTGAAGAAGTCTTTATTATTTACATAGTTAGCCATATCAGTTATTATTATTGTTAGTCATAGTTATATTATATAATAAAATAAGATCAAAATCAACTAAAAATAAAGTTGCCTTCTTTCTTGATATAGTATATAATCACTATGTGGGAGGGGGAAATAGCCTTAGTGTAAAGACTCTGCTGGTTGATCTAGATTACCTTCGATGATTTCTACTATCCATTGGGCTGGGTTGGATATACTTATTACATGAAATGTAGGTATATAGGTTTCGTTATCATCACTGTAAGGGTTCCAATCATATAACGACACTTCATTATCATCATTGTATATTACCATAGGTGATTCAATGGTAATAATACTATCAACCGAAGTAACTATTCCTATAATAAACTCACCGCTAGCTAGACGTAAGATTTTGTATTCCATACTTTTCTATAGTGTAATCAAATTGTTCTTCATTGTAAAGCTTAACCCTTTCAACAAAGTGTCTTAATGTGTAGTTCTTAGTTTGTAAGTCATCTGCTATATCGTATAAGGTAGTTATCTGGTTATTATCACTCTTACGTAATCCCCTACCAATTGATTGTAAATTCCTTACCCTTGATTTAGATGGACTAGCAAAGATAATGTTATGAATATTGCGAATGTTTACCCCGGTGCTCATTGTACCTGATGATGCTACAATAATACAATTATCTTTAGTCTCTACAAGATGTCTTATCTCTTCCCTTGTATCAGCATCCACCCCGCCATGTATATAAAATACTTCCTTATCATTATCTTTAATTATCTCTTCCAATACATGTCCATGTTTCTCAACATACTGAAATAATAATAAAGTATTACCCTTCAATGATAAAGCTAATCTCTTTATAAAGTTATTCCTTTCAATATTAGTTACAAGATAATCCATCTCTTCCTGGTAATTAAACTTCTTCCCGTTAGGTTTATTATGTAGTAATACAATACATTTAATATTAAATTGACTTAGATGCTTCTTATCGATTAAAGCTTTGGTTGTGGTAATCTTCTTTAACCCTCCAAACAAGCCTTCCAATATAAGCTTATTGCAAAGACTGCTATCTAAAGAACCTGTTAATCCAAATCTATATCTACAACCAGTTAACTTAGTCATTATAGATGTTAAAGCCTTAGCTTGGAATAGATGAGCTTCATCTCCAAACACCACCCCGAAATCATCGAAGAAAGATTTAGGTTGCTTATATATACTTTGCCACGTACTTATTGTTATTCTTTTATCTGTAGTCTTCTCTTGGCCAGCCATTACCTTATGGCAAGCCAAGCTTGAGTCAAATCCATAGTCTTCAAAATCACTATACATTTGATTAACTAATGATACGGTAGGTACAATAATTAACACCCTTTCTTTATTATAAAACCTAGCTAGTAGATATATGATTAAAGATTTACCTGATGCTGTAGGGCTTAATAACAAGGCCCTATTGAACTTTATAGCGTGGGTGATAGCATCTAATTGATAATCTCGTACCTCTATCGCTTGCCCTTGGGATGTTGGGTTTATCTCTTTAGCGAACGCTGTAACGTCGACTAATGAAATATCGTGGTGATCCATAAGCTCAGCATCAAGAGACACCTGTATCTCATGAGTTCTTGCCCATTTAAGTAAAGGTATAAGGAGGCCCAGGTATATAGTATGATTCTTCAGGTTGTACAGTTTTATCTTGCCATCCCATATTTTTTTACGGACAGCAGGCATAAACTTAGCACCGGGAACTTCAAAGGTGAAGTAGTCGTATAGGTTGCGCGCTATACCATCATCGGTATCAATACGAATATATACTTCATCAACCTTTGATATGTTAATCATTAGACACCTTCACTAAACTTCTTCCACTCTATAGCACTTTTAATATGGAACGTTCTTGTGTTGAGTGATCTTATAATTTGATCTAAGTAATTAATGATCACCTTGTAATAATCTTTCTTCTGTTTAATTTTAATTAGATCTTCATCAGAATCCAGGTACATAGGAATATCTGATTTAAGTATTTTAAAATCAAAAGGATTGTCTTTATAGATTTCAGGTGATGACTTCCCCGTGTAGTACTCCCATTTGTTCCTTAAAAGAACTGCGTAGTCATACTCTACCTTTCTTAATAGAAGGGAAAATTGGTTATGGTATTGAAGATATTTGTTATGGATTATAGGAGTTCTTAAACTCTCATCATCCAATAAAGCATCGTTAATTTTTAAGTCTTTCTCAGACTGTTCTTGGAGTTGTTCTAGCGTCATATTTCATATTATAGTTTTTCAAATTCAAAAATTGTATAGTCAAGGGTGATAGAAACCTCTATCTGGGTAGAATCTTCCTCTTGTACATTGTATTCGATCGAGCCTAATGTAACAGGGAAGGTGTCTTTAAAGTTAAATTGTGCAATGGGATTGTTCTTATTGCTAAGAATTATTAAGGTAGCATCGGAAACTGATCTCTCTGATTGATCATAGTTATCAGGGAAGCCTAAACCTACCATCCAATTATACACCTCGGTGTAATTACTATAATCTTCATTAAGTAAAAAGGTAAGTTCTAATGACTCATAATCGAGTACATTATCGGCGTGAGGTACACTCTTAAAGGGTGTATTCTGCTCGGCTGATGTAGATGATATAGAGGGTACGTTAGCAGATGTGATAAAGAATTCAGTGTTAGGTAGCTTGTCTATAACAAATCTAAATTGAGTAGGGTTAGCGAAATCTATATTATCAGGTCTTGTATTCATAACAATATTTATCTAACCCTTATCGACTGTGGAAATCAGCCAGTAAAAAGGGCCAATTAAGGCCCTTCTCATCTCACTAAATAGTGATCAAATTACATAATGTTAGTAACTTGAACTCTACGGTAGTAAGTATTGGTGTTAGCTGTTAAAGCACCTAAACCAGCTGAAGTACCTTCAGCGAATGGATTAGCAGTGATGCCATAACGAGTTTTAAAACCAATCTTAGGTTGGAAAGTATTCTCACCAACTGCACGAACCATTTGTAATGGAACATATGGGCAGTAGAACAAACCAGCATCATAAGGGTTAGTACCTTTATAACCAGCAACATAGAATTGCTTAGCTGTGTTGTTAGCTGAATACGGATCAACGTATACTTTGATCTTACCATTCATAACACCAACAAATGTATTACCAGTATCATCTACTTGTAAGTTGTTGTTTAGTGCAGGAGATGTATCTAGTACACCAGCCATTTGTAATGCAGATGCAACATCTGAAGAACAAATAATGAAGTTACCCTTTCCACGACGAGTTTGTTGTGCAATAACGTTACAATCTCTTTCGATTTGGAACATCAAGCCTTTAAACTTCTCAACTGACCAACGTCCGTTAGAATCAGTATCCATATCAAAGATACCTGCAGTAGTTGTGTCAATCTGAGCACCAGCTTTAGCAGTAACATATACTGTACGAACAACTTCTCTATTGATTTCCGCAAGGATTTCAGAAGAAAGGATGTTAGCCAATTCTGTTTCAGCTTCTAAGCCATGGATAGCTTTAAGATCTTGAGCAAGCTCAAGCGTGTATTCAGCTTTAAGGGCGCGCGTCTTAGCAGTTACTGTTTGCTTCTCAATTGAGAAAGCCATTTCAGCAAATGCATTACCTGATGCATCACCTTTAGCTTCACCTTCAGCAGTAGTTAGACCTTCACCATGTGTATAAGTACCTGGAGTAGAATCATTTAACAATGCAGGGTTAGTACCTGCATGTGCTGGGCTTGTGTCACTAGAAAAATCTGAATCAGCTTCGTTGTAGAACGACTCCGTGCCAGTTTGGCTAGTGTAACGTGAGCGCATAGCGAAGATTAAGCCAGTTGGACCAGTCATTGGTTGAACTGAAGCAATATCATATGCGATTAAGTTAGGCATGGAACGACGTACTAATGAAATTAGTACTGGATCCCAGTTATCAACTGAAGATCCTGTTGCACTTGTAGGCGCAGCTTCAGTGATCATACGATCCTCATTCATTGCCTTCTCTTGGTTTTCAAGAATTACAGTGGTTACAGCTTTTTTGTATGAATCACCTATACCTGGAAGGGCGTCGTGATCTAGTACTGGGCTCCACTTTTCTTGTAATAGTTCTGTATTAAACATTTTTATGTCTCCTTTTATTTAGAACGTTTTACGTTAGAACTGATAGCACTCATATAATTATTCATGTCATCAGTATAGTTTACTTTTACTTCTTCATCAGACTCACTATCAATAGACTCTGTTACAACTTTCTCTGAAGGAAAGTAGCTTTCCTTTAAAGTGTTTAACTTATCTGTATAATCAGACTCGCTAACAAATTCTACATCTTCGATTAATCCTTTGAACTTATCTTTCTGTGTGTCTGAAAGATCACTCGCCACATCCATCAATATAGATTCACGCATAAGCGTAGAAATTCTTGCATTTTGAGAAGCATTAGTCTCAATTTGCTCATTTAACTTAGCCTCAAGATCCTTAAGCTTTTGCTCTTGTAATCCTAAAACGTCGTACTTTTCACTCGGAACATCAATATAATGTTGCTCGAATAAAGTTTTTAAGCCCGAGATAAAGTCTTCAGCAATTTCTGTTTTAAGACCATTCTCCGTAGCTAATTTGTTGTCTTCCATCCACTCTTCAACAACATAGTTTAAGAAAGTGTCAACCTTCTCAACAATGTTACCTTTCTCTTCTTCAACTTTAGATTGAACTTCTTCTTCAAGGC